TGGTGAACACGTTGGCAGAACGGGTGACCGCTCCGTCATCGTCGATTACAAAATCGGCAGTTTCCGTTTCAAGGAACTGTACATAATCGGTTACGAACGGTATGTTCATTTGGAACATATCGATGAATCCAAGCCAAGAATCCTTGGCAAGAGCCTCCACATCTGTCTGTACTTGGTCAAGCACTTCCTGTGGGACGGCATTTCTAGTCTGCAAAGCTGCTGCAAGTGCAAACGGTTCCACATAGTTGGCCGTGGTAAAGAGTACCGGGCTGGTATTGTTGTGGGGGTTTGAGGGTTGTGACGTAATAGCCATGATAAATTAATTTTTAAGGTTTTGGGTTGCCTATCCCAAGAGTGATTTCCCGAAGCGTTTTGCCTCTTCGTCCTTTCGGCCACCCTCTATGATAAGACCGCCCTGATTCGTTTTTTGTGTCTCTTTTGGTGCATCGTTGAGGTTCACCGCCCTATTTTCCTTAGAGAAGTTCTCCAACGTCAATGCGTGGGTCTGTTCGACTATCGACTGGATCATCTTTTGGCGTGTTTCCCGTTGTGACCAGATTGTGTCCTCCACCAGTTCCTTGGTATCAAGGGTCTCCCCTTTCTTCCACCTCCCTATGAAGGCATCCACGGTATCTGTGTTCTTCTGTACCATGTTCTTGTCCTCTTCGTCAATCGGGATCTTTATCTCGCCTATCCCGTCGATGTTGAAGCTTATCTCTTTAAGCTCCTTCAACGAACTGTCCCTTGAATCCCAATACGGTTGGTGTGCCTTGGCAATCTCTTCCGCTGTGGGCTTCGCTTGTGGCTTCTGGGCAATGTCCCGTGGCAATGCAAATTCCTTTTGCTTCTCGGTGAGATAGCTTAGTGCCTTTGCATCGAGTTTGTTGAAATCCAGCCTTGCCTGTTTCAACTCCTTTTCGGACATATTTGCCTCATCGTCCTCCGTGATACTTACCAGTTCAAGTTGTGTCTGGACATCCTCGTCGGACAATCCTGGATTTGTGTCCCTAAGATACTTGGCGATACGTGTTTCCTTTGATTCTTTTGACCAATCCCTTTGAAGGTCGTAGAAATCATTGAGGCCACGTCCCGTTTCCTCTCTGTACCTTTTGAACTTTTCAACCTGTTCATCAAGCGTCACTTTTTCAGAAAGGTCATCAAGCTTCTCAACTTTAAGTCCCTTCTTTTTGAGGTAGTCCAAGACCACCTCGTCGGTAACGGATAGAGTTTCCTCTTTTTTATCCGTATCTACCGTTTCCTTTTTATCTTTTTCACCGCCACCGAAGTCTATCTTCAATGAAGCTTTTTCTTCTTTTTTGGCCGTCTTTTCTACTTCATCTGCCTTTTTAGGCTCTTCCTTCTTTGCCTCTACTGGCTTGTCGTCAGTTTTGGCATCTACTGGCTTTTCCTCTTTTTTGGGTTCCTCCGCTTTAGCTGTTTCCTTTTTTGGCAATCCAAGGATAACGTCCTCCCTTGGTTGGGCATTTTCCTTTACTGGTGCCTCCGTCTGCTTTGGCTGACCCAAAATGACCGTCTCGCTGTTCTGTGCTGTTGTTTCCATATATATTTTTTCTTTATTATAGCAAACTTAGCAAAGGAGCAATTATTACCTTTGGGGTATTGGTAATGTTGGAAAAATGGCTTTCAAGGTAGAACTCCCCACGGATGATACGATAGAGAAAATTAAGGATGTCCCAAAAGAGATTGGGAAGTCCAATGCGGTAAAGGATGTTGCCTTTGTACGTGCGAACGTTGTTGTGGAAAGTACGGGGCTTGAACTATGCTTTTTGATATTTGCATTTCAGGAAGCCTGTAACAAATATGGGATAGACTATGAAGAATGCGTGGTACTGTGCTATCTGTACGAATTGGGTCTTTTTGGATTACAGATAGATGTTCTGGAAAGAAGGATAAGATTAGGCGACTATATGTCCAAGAAGTTCATTGAAGAGGACTGGTCGCATGAGTTTAAGAAACTATATAAGCTGTCAAAGTTCGGAGTGGAGATAGTGGAATATATATTCAGGACATTGGGGGAGAAGGATAGATATATTGGTGATAATAGGGAAACTGGAAAGGGAACTGAATTGAAGATGAAGGGAGTGCTATCGAAATATTTCAAAAAAGAAAAGCCCCTTTTGTGAAGGGGCGATCCTAACCAAACTAACCAACCTAAAATGCTTTTGCTAATATAGTGGATTATTTTTTTAATTATTGTTGTTCCTTTAGTAGTTGTTCGGCTTCTTGTTTTCAATGTCGTAGAGAATTTGCTCTGATTCGGATACAACCTCTTGCAGTTCGCTTTCCATTACTTTAGCCGAACCATAACTATATATCTTGCCCGGTGGATATTTAGTGTTCCAATCAACTAATTTTTGAGCAGATTTCATCAACCTCTCGTTTTCCTCCCTTAGTTGGGTGGTTTCTCTTTCAAGTTTTTTAACCCTAGATGGTTTTTCATTAGTAAGTTTTTCAGGCCAACCAAGAGCTTTTTTTACAAAATTACCTCCTTGAGCAGCTTGGTCGCAATCTTCCATTGATTTTCCCCAAGTACATACGGAAGTTGTATTTGTATTTATGTCCCACGCGGTTATTATTACTTGGTTGTAACCATTTTTAACACCTATTTCCTTGGCCTCTTTAATAGGTATTCGTTTTCCTGTTTTTGTATTCTCCATCGTTATTGTTTTGTGGGTTATCTATAATCTTCCTCAAACTCTTGTTCAAGCATTTTATAGCAATGATCACATACCCAATATTCGTTAGTTGTATGTTCACTATGTTCAAGATAATCTTTGGTTGCTCTACTTTGTTTACATCTCTGACACTTTTCCATATCCTTTACTTTATTGTTTTGTGGGTTTCTCTTCGTGTAATTTGAATCCGAGTCTTTTCATCCAATTGCAACAATCTTCTTTTGTTTTTTGTCCTGCAATATCTATTTTCATTTCGGTATCTAATGGATGAAATCCACTCCACTTTCCATTATGTTTTTTAACTTCAATATGTTCTCCTCCTTTTTGAACCCACTCCCAAAGTTGATTCAATTCTTCTTTTGAATAATGTTGGTTAAAAAACCATTCATTTCTAAAATCTTTCATCCCTTATCTTGTTTTTGTTCTTTGAGGTGGGTTAATAGCCATTGGGAACCCCTTTTTTCATCCATAAACTGTTCTTGTAGTCGGTTCGACATTGCAGAACTAATAGGGAAGTTACTTTCAATCTCATTTTCAGCTTCCTCCAACTTCCTCTCCATTTCCTTGGCGTGGTATTCACGGGCGTAGGATTCCGCAAAATCAAACATTTCTGATTTACAGAAGTTTGTTGGTATTTTTCTATCCCATTTGGGGTTTCCCCATTTTTTGGATAAGTAGTATTCCTCTGCGCTCATTGTTCTGGGTTTTAGTTTTGGTCTAAAAGTTGATTTATCAAGCAGTTTATCCCTGTTTCTACCTCAATGGCTTCTTGATAGGAAAGGCCACAGTTTTTATAATGTTCCTCACCGCACCAAAAATGATAACCGCCTTCTGTTGGCGCACCTGTTTCATCGTCGGTTTCAAAAACATCAATGGTAAGTTTATTGCCACAAACGCATTTAATGTTTTCCTCAATCTCCTTTTCAAAATCTATTTCGTCACTCATTGGTCTATTGGTTCTGTGGTGGATAGGAGTTGTTCGGCTTCTTGGAATGGTTTAGACCTGATTATAATATCCAATACATTTTCAGCCGCCGCCCATTGTTGGTATTGCTTCTCTTCGCTGTATGGGTTCTTTATTTTTGTTACAGTATCGTAAAGCCTCTCTATCGTCTCCTTTTGGGAGGTGGAGTGTTTCCTTAATTCATCAAGTTCTTGTTTGATTATCCTGTTTTCAAATTCGAAGAAATCATCTTGATAGAATTTTATCCCTGAATCATTTAAAGCATCTGCTATTGGTTGTATAGCTTCGTCGTCATCTTCTTTGGTAAGGAGCGATATTTTGCCATTAGTCAATTCATAATGACCGTCATAATCTCCTGTGTCCGCAATTTGATGTGAGTGTCCGATTAGCTTCCATTTTTTCTCCTTTGTAGTTTCCATATAGATTTGTTTTAAACGATTATGGTCATTTCGCATTTCATTGCCCTGAAATTGTATTTTCTGTACCAATATCTCCATGTTGAACCAGATCCATTGATGAATTTTGCAATACTGTCTTTTCTGGTGTATCCGAATGTCTCTGGGTATATTCTTTTAACGCCTGGATTGTTGGGGTGGTCGAAATTGACTATTACCCATCCCTTTCTTGTTTCTTCCATGATATTGTTTTTTAATGGTTAAAAATTGGAGTGGTTTCGGTTAACCAACGCTTATCATCAAATAAGGAAAACAATCCCACCGCTCCAATATGTCAGTTCTTTTTGTTTAATGGGTTGACAGGAAATTTAAATCTTAAAATCTTAGTTTTTTCAGGATTTATATAAAATATAATAGTATCATCATACCGCCTCCACACCCAATCTTTTTTAAATTTCTCTTTTTTAATAAGGATATCCAATTCTTGCTTTGCCTCTATAAAATTTTTAAATGTCTTTGCATAGGTATAGTGATTACCAGATTTAATCCATATTACTATCTCATCATTTATAGATGTTCGGGATTGTAAAAACAATCCATTGATTAGCATAATTATTAAGATGATCCTTCTCATATATCATTTTTTATATTATTCAATCAAATTTAATGCTTTATTTAACTTTCCCTTCTCCTATCTATTTTAAGGGTTTGACCTGTTGGGTTAATCTTCAACTATGTGAATCCAAGATGTTGGGCTTCCTATCAATTGCATTTCAATTGATTTTTTTTCTACCTCTTCTTCTGAATTGAAACGCTTTGCATCTTTTTCTTCACTGCTTAAAACGCCATCTTTTTCAAAAAACATTTCATAATTTTTATCTGATAATATATATTTCATATCTCTCTATTTTAAGGCTGTGCTTTGGTTAATACTTTTTACCGTGTTTGTGAGGTCTAAGTTGGTTGTACTTCATTTTAGCATGAATGTGCATTTCAAGGTCAATTCCTTTAAACCCGGCCAAATCCATAACGCGAATCATAATATCGGCAAGTTCATCCTCGAAAGTGTCATTGATGCTGACTTCAAACTCTTGTTTCCAATAGCGGGCCTCATCGTCACGGGTGATTTCGTCATTTACAAAATCAACATTTGGGTTTTTACAAGCGTACTTTCCGTTTCGGTCACACTCCAAAGCCTCGCTTACTTCTGAATGGATTAGAGCCAACATTTCACCAATGTTCTTTTCAGAGTCATAAAAACCTTTTTCTTGATTCCTTTTGTAAATTTCTTTTGATAATTCGTTTATCATATCTCCATTAGTTTTAGGCAGCGGTGCCGTTAGTTAAAAAACTGGATTATATACTTCATCCTTACACTCTAATGCGTGTATATATGGGCTGTTATCTATGTATGCGGTTATTTCGTGACACCTGACGCAATAGAATTTTTCCCAATGTTCTGGATAAGAAGTTAGGTTGCCGCTTCCTATCTCGACCGTGCAACCACAATTAGGGCAAAATGTATGTGGTAATATTTCAGGAGCGTCATACATAGTATCGGCACTACTTTTTATTACCACTGATTTTAAAAGCCTATTTAGTTTGGACTTGCTCATTTTCTTCCCTAAAACAAACTTTTTGACTTTTCTTGGCAACTTCTCCCTATATAGAATTGCGTTGTAAACTTTTCTATGGTTTATTTTCATACTCTCTAAATTTTAGGCAGCGGTGTTTCGGTTAAAATGATATTTCCTTCAATGCCTCGTCTATGGCGGGTTTTATAATATCGAATATCTTTTTCTTCTCGTCCGATATTTCCTCCCTCTTGAACCCCAACCAACAGATTATCGGTATGGGAACGTCCAATGATTCAGATATTTTTTCCAATAGCCCCCAAGATGGTTTGTGTAGTCCAGTCTCTATCTGTGAGAGGTGGGACTGTGTGCATTCTATCTTCCCACATAAGTCCATCTGTGAAAGCCCGCTTCTTTTTCTTGCCAATTTGATTCCGTCGCCAATCATAGTTTTGTTTTACGTAAATATTATTTTACCAAATATAATAAATATTCGTGATATTCAATCGTTTTATTAGGGATTATTTATGGTTGTTTTCAATTTTTTCTCAAGGAGACTTATATCGTCCGTGTTTAAAATATCGGCTCGATAAGGAAAATAACCACGCATAAAACCTGTCCCATAGATGAAAATACTAAAACCGTAATCCTCATTATATATTTCGACATATCTACCCATTTCATCGGAGAACGTTCTTCTTATTCCAAGTCTTTCATTATTGGGTTTATCCTGACCTTTTGAGGTGAAACCAAAATCACGTAACAGCTTATATATTTTTTGTATCATTTTTTCAGTTCTATTAATTCATTCCTCATTCTCAAAAGGTTTTTTCTAAGTTGGATGCTCCTTTGGCAACCAAACTTTGCAACTCCCAATATCTGTCTGTCCGACCATTTGTGGTCATTCAGCTTTTTGGGCTTCCTTACCTCGACCACTTTGAACGTCTTGAAATAGTTCTCTTTTCTCTCAACGGTCAAAAGTCCTGCAAATGGGGGTATCTGCCCCAAGGCATCTTCTCTGAGAAATTCGGGAACGGCATAGTAGAAGTGTTTCAAAGTCCTGTAATAGTGTTCCAAGGCATTCTTTCCAACTGAATTTCTCCAAAATGGCTCGCTCAATCTCTTGATGTGGTTCTTCTTCAAGTCGTTCCTTAAATCTGCCTTGGAAACCTTTATCTCTACACAAGTGGCATATCCCGCTTTTGTAATGGACAATAGGTCTGCCTCGAAGTTTATAGGTGCGCCCATATCGGTAACGGTTGGCACGACAATGTTCCTTATCGGCCCCAACCAATCCGTTATGGTTATCTCCATTTCAAGGGTGTTCAATTTCTTAGACATCCTTTTCCAATTTTCTTATTTCTGAAATAACATCAGCCTTTAAATCCATAAGATGGTATAGGTTCAACCTTTGGTATTTGGGCTTATTGAGTTCCCTTTTCAAATCGAGAAGTGCTAAAAGTTTGTCGGTTTTATCCATTGTTTCTGTTTTTCATTGCGAAACAAGCCAATCCAAAAGCAGTTGTTGTGTCGGTGTTTCTGTTTGGGAATAGGTTGTACTTTGCTTTTATCCTATCAGCTAAATCCCATTTTTTAGCCCTTAGACACTTCATGTAAACCGCCTCCGCTTTTTTGTTCCTGCCGTAGTCAACCATTTCTTGGATTAGGCTTTTATCGAAAACTTTATCAATCAACTTTTCCATCTTATTCTGGTTTATATTCTTCTGCTTGGTCAAACGGTATCAAATCCTGCCCGCCCCCGTATTTCACATATACACCATATACTTTGTCGTCCACATCCACCATTGCAACCTTGGCATGAAATGTCTTTCCTTTCCATATAGACCTATGATTTTCTGGGAACGTCCATTGTATGGTATCTCCTATTTTGAATTTTGGCTTCATAAAACTTAAATTAGCCATTTACCATCAGCGAACAAGTATTCCCCATCCAGCATTATATATGAATCTGAAAGAAAAAGCCACTTGTATTTCTCCATTTTCTTGACAAGTTTCTTTAATTCACCGATGTTTTCAAACCAAGCGGATGTTATTATTTTCCAAATTCCTCCTTCATCATCTTCTTCGTAAGACCCAAATCCTCCATCTGAAAAACAAGTTACTTCCTCCAATTTTATTTTTCTGTTAAAGAAGGTGTTTTCGGATTTGGCCTCTATTAAGAAAACTCCCTCAACAAAATCATCTTCATCAAATCCATTTTCTAAAATTTCTTGTAATCTTCCCATTTGTCTGTTGAATTAAATTATCCCAATAAATCTCATTGCCCAATAGAATCCATAAGTAAATGCGTGTGGGTTTACCGCATTAGGATTTGTCTTTTGGTCAATCATCCATTGTTCCCATGCCAATTTCATTATTTCTTCTCTGGTCTGTTGTTCATTAAATCTCCAATTGTCTGGATGAACAAACGGTTCGGAAAGAGTTGGAACCTCTGGTAAATTATCCCAATGGTTCACTAATCGGGTTATGTTCCTTGTTTTTGATCCAGTTGTATCGGCCTCATACCACTTCCCGTTGTTAAACCAAGCTTTTGTAAAACCAAAATTTTTCCTCCATCTGTTGTCGGATTCCAAATCTTCATTCTTTCCTTCAACGGAACCTGAATGGTTTCTTGGCAATTTAGCTACTGCAAACCAACCAAACTTCTCTTTTGGCGGATTATTGATTTCTTTCCAGTTCATTTTTTTCTATTTTTTAAGTTTATTCAATCCAGCCCATGCTGCAACTTGAACAGGATGCGTGTACGTGTCCGTTTATCTTTGCCGAAGAATAATTGAGTTTCCCACCACATCCCGGACATTCAATAGAACCTGACAATTCTCCTGTTTTTTTAATGTTCTGTTTGACCAACACCAACGCATTTACAGTTCTATTCTGCACTTCCTCGATTTCAGCAGCTTCTTTTTCTGCTTCCTCTGGTGTAGGAAATTTTACTGATAGGCATCTTCCACCTTCGTGTCTTTTTAAGCACGGAAACCTGAACGGTCTTACCGATTCATCCCTGACATTTTCATACTTCACACCTTCTTTGCACTCTTTGTTGGATAAGCCGTTGAAGTGAACACACCTACCAGATATTTGGTCTATCAATTGTTCTTTTACACTTTTCATTTTCTAAAACTTTTTCCTTTAAACTCGATTATATTGAACATGGAGAATATCCTGTCATAGACACGGCTTCCATATCTTACCCCTATCTGCATAAGACCTTGTTCCAAGTTTTCATTAGTGCCGTCCTGATAGTTCATCGTGATATAAGTCCTCTTTCCAAGTTCATATCTCCTTTCAAGAATGTCCTTGAACAGATTTACCTTTCCGTAATTACTTGCCTCCCTTTCAGTCAATAAGTCGTCAAAACAGATTGCACCCGTTTTCATCATCCTCCAAAATTCATCCTTGTCAAAGGCATTTTGGCACGATTCGTACATATCAACGACCTCATTGGCGGAATACATCCTAAAGGCTATGTTGGTTCTTTTCAAACAAGCCTCAAAAGCCCGCATGACAGACGTCTTTCCATTGCCATAACCACCTATTATCAAAAAGCCCTTTTTAAAACTTGGTTCCGAAACGAAAACACCGTCTTTTTTTGGAAGCCTTTTACATTCCGTAAAGTTTTCCATGTCACCAATGAAGAAATGAACCAATGGTTTTATGTTCTCCAAGCTATCGTTGTTGTCCGAATACTTTCTTCCCTCCATTGAAAGATATGCCTTACTGAACCTTTTCCAAAGTATTTCTTTGGTCAAAAACGGTATTTCCTTCTGTGGTTGTTCCTCATAGATTCTATCAAAGTATTCTATTATCTTGGACTTTTGTTCGCTTGAAAGTTCTGTTGGGGTTTCCCTTTCGTATTCCTCAATCATTTTAAGCCCATCGGCAACCGACATATTTGGGAATTGAAGTTCCATTGCCCTTAATGTTTCTTCTGTGGGATCATCAAGTCCCAATGCCTTTAACGCATCGTATTTTCTTCTGCCTATTATCTTACCTATCTGTTCCATTTACCTGTTGATGTCAAAAGTTCGCTGTTGTTTGTGTGCATGGTTGTTTATCGTGGTTTTCATTTTCTCTTGAAAAACGATAAAATATTTTATTCCTTGCTTGTCGTTGGTCCTCAACTTTTGTAAACTCAAAAACTGCCCTTTCCAAAAATTGTCGTTCCTTGCCCATTTAACAATCTCAATAATCTTTTCAAAAGACAACCCATCGATTCGATTAAGCTTGTCTATGGTTTCTAACCAAGGAATATTGTTCTTTGGGTGTAATTTTTCTGGAAAGAACTCGATACATTTTTGATAGCATGATTCTATTTCTGGATCAAAAGGTTTTTCAGACTTTTCCAAAATATCTTCATTATTATCTTTATTTATATTTACATCTTCATTTACATTTATATATAGTTCAAGAATTTGTTTAAGCACTTGTTTAAGCACTTGTTCATTTTTTAAATCTATATCAAGGTTAATTTTTGACCTTATAAAATCTTCCTTTCCTTTGTTAAGCCTAAAGTTTTTGCGGGCAAATTTTAAAATGTAGCTCATTTTTCCTGCATTTGAACGCTTGTTTTTGAAGTTCTCTCTGCGCTGTATAACTTCCTTCGCAACTTCATTTTCTAAACGTCCACTCTCATTTTGTACAAACTTTTGTTTTAACACTTGTTCAAACACTTGTTCAAACAAATTGTATTCAGATGGTCGAACGGAACATATTGCAGCAAGTTCATCAATGTTGTTTGGAATTGATCCTTTATCGAATTGGTGCAATATCAAATCAAGATAAATTCCTTTTTCTGCAAGTTTCATCCCTCTGGTGGAGGAAATCCATTTATCTATGTAGATAAGTGCTGCGGGGTCTTTACTCATTTTTAGAAATATTAAAAGCCTTTTAGTTTCATCGAGCCATCACTCTCGAATCCACCAAAAGGCTTTTGTTCTTTCTAGTGCAAAGATAATCTATATTTTTAAATAGAGTGATGGGCTATCTTGCTAACAACAAACTTAGTTAATTTTTTTTAATTTTTATTGATACTGCTCTCAAATTCCTTAATATAGGTCTTTATGACCTCATTAGATCTGTGCAATGGCATTTCGTTCAATCTGTTCAGCTCTGACTTTAACTCTCCTATCTCATTGATAACGGCTTCCCTTTCAACGAACGATAAAGCCTTGGATTCAGGTTCGTCCGAAAAGAGAAAACAGATATACGATGCTATCAAGACCTCAATCTCCACCTTCCTTTCAAATATCGTCATACACTATTTTGCGTTTAAATATCTTTCCGTCCAAGACTTCCTTTCTTCATCCGAAACCTCACACAATTCCAATACTTCCTTAAAAACTGAATATTTCGTGTCCTCCCTTGACCTTCTGTACATATCTACCTTTTCCTCTATGGATTCAAAGACCGTCCTTACACTGTTGTACCTCTGTATATCTGATTTTATGGTGTCCCTTGCATAGATTACGGTTGAATGGTCACGATGGAAGACACTTCCTATCTCCGCAAGCGAATAAGGCGTGTGCCTTGCCAAGAAGAACATATTTAGTTGTCTTGCAAAGACAAACCTTCTCTTTCTGTTCCTTTCCAGAAGTTCCTCCAATGACAATCCAGTCTGATTTGATACCAAAGAAATTATGGTGGTGACAAATTCATCCCCCAATAGGACGTTCCTTGCATTTTCACTATCTTGTAGGGTCATATATTAGAAATAACGTTGTACATTTTCAACTATGTCGTCACGGTCAAAATTGAAGTGTTTTATAATCTCGTCAACAACGGAATTGTACAGTTCTTGGAACTCATGTTCGTCCATCGTGGCAAAACTGATGCTTTTAGCCTCTTTTATCACTTCGCCCCATATTGTGATATGTTCATCATAATATCCGGCACTAACGATAAGGTCTTTACGAAGCTTCTCAAAGTTTTTGTAATGCTCCTGGTTCTCGAACACCATCTTAATGAGTGAAAAAAACTTCCTATGGAATCCAATGTTCCTTTCCTTTTTATGTTCAAAGAAATAAACCTCACCTATTGACAGTTTCGTTATTACATCATAGTCCGAATCGTATGCTGGTTTAAGCGAGTTATTGGGTTGTCTTACAAGTCCTACCTTCATTTTTCTTTGTTTTCGTAGATTGATAATAAATTCTCCAACATCTTTTTGGTCTGTTCTAGGTTTGCCATTTCTTCCTTGATTGCCTGAACCAAACGACCATTACCTTGATGTACCTTTATGGTTCCGTTCAGTTCAACAACCCGTTTTTGAACCAGTTTTTCATCGACTTCCTCGACCACCTTTTCGATTGGTGGGATAATTTTGATGTTGTGATAATCCTTAAATCGCATCAAGGAATTATAGATGTCCTCATTGCTCTCATTGGATTGATAGAGTTTGAGTTCCAAAGCCTTCCTGCACAGACGTTTTTTATCATAGTGTCCAAAAGTGTGCAGGAAGTTGGTCAACTTTGTTCGTCTGGCATCTTTCTCATTATCCATTATCGTATAATTTTTTTCTCAAATCTTCTGGAAGGTCAAATGGGTCAACGTATTCAATCTTGCCCTCACGATGTCGTGTTATCGATATTCCATGTTCCAATAAATCTTCTTGGATTTTCTCGAAAACACCGTCATGATTTTCCTTTAGGAGTTTAAGAAGTTCCTCGTGTTCATCCAATCTCTTTTCTTGGTTCTTCAATACATAGAATCTAGGAAACACTCCTTTTACGGTAATATCTATTTGGTTATCGTCCACATAGATGCTGCACCTTGATTTATGCTCGGTATTCCGATAAACTTCTTTGATGCGCTCACCAAGTTCTGAAAAGGGTATTTTGGGATGTGTCTGCACAAAATACTCGAGTTCCTGAACAACCAAGCTTTCTTTTAATCCCGTGGCACTAAATAGCACCCAATCCACACCGTTGATCGATTTTCTATAATTCTTTTCGTAGGATATTTTCATGACTATTCCAGTTCTTCGATTATCTGATACTTGATGTCGCCACCTTCAAAATCTGGACGTTCAAGCAATAATTGTAAATCGTTAGCCTCTGCCCATTTCTGTATCTCCATCAAAGAGTTTTTGTCCAATGGTGAACAGTCAAAATGTAGTGTACGTATCTTGCCCAATACCAATGCCCCAAGCTTCAACGCACAGATATATTTTGCAGAACTTGAAATTTGGTTGTTGTCCAAAGGAAGTCCGTTGTAGAGAAGCCCATCGTCGGTCATTTCAAATTCATCTGGCAACTTGGCCGATTTGATCCTTTCAAGACGTTCGTTCTTTATTTCTTCAAGTTCTTCTGAAAGTTTGTCGGCAAGTTCCCTTGCTTGTTTGCCCTCTTTTACCCAAGCATTGTACTCTTCAAGTTCACGTTGGTAGGAATCGGCCTTTGATTTGTTCTCATAGGCTTCCTCTATTTTTTTGTCAATTTCTGAAAGTGAGATATATTCAGGTTCGTCCAAGGAGGTAAGTTCTTGTAGCGGTTTTGCCTCTGGCGTCTCGCCACACATTTTTTCTATTCCTTCAAAATCAATGAACACAGCAATAGCATCCCCTCTATACTTTTCAAGTTCTTCTTTGTGATTGAAAAATTTAGTTGTTCGGTTCTGTGATTCATTGAACTCTTGTATCTTTTTTTGATGCTTTTCGTTGTCTAATTTCCACTTATCCTTTAACTTTTGGTTTTCTTCTTGGACTTTTGATTTTTCTTTTTTCAATGCCTCAATATCCGGTACATCTACTGGTTCGGGCTTTTTCTTGTCCAAAGCCAACAATCTCTTTACCTCCCTGTTGGCATCTGTTCGTTTATCGAAAACACCTTTGTACTTTTCATCCAAGTCCGCTAGGTCTATCCCTAAAAGCTTCTGTACCTGTTTGGTCTGTTCAGTCCTGCTGCTCTGCAAGAACTTTTCAATGTCGAACTTCTGCCCAAAGTATTTCTCCCCGATAGCGGAAAGAACGCCCGTTGTCATTTTTATATCGTCTGGCGTGGTAAAGTAGAAGTTTTCCGTTTTCTTGGTAAAACTCCATCCTATCTTTGAACCATCGGTAAGTTCTATGTGGTTTTCGCCCTTTTCCTCACCGTCCTTTACGATGATTTCAGGTCTATCGCCACGGAAACGGTCAACCAGTCCACGAAGTACGCTTGTCTTTCCCTTGTTGTTCCCTGCCGTTACTATCACTGATGCACCATTAAGGTTCAGTTCCTGCTCTGATACGGCCTTAAAGTTCCTAACTGTAATGTTTTTGATTTTCATTTGTTTCAATTTGTAAGTTAATTAATCATTTTTCCTGTCAATATGTCAAGTCCTGCGAGTTCGTTCGCCTCGTAATAGTTCCATTTGCCGTCATAGACAAATCCATCAAAACCTTCTACCGTCCATCCGCTCTTTTCAAGCATTCTCGCATGGAACTTCAATTGCAACGAAAGTTTTGAAACCTTGTTACCGTCCAGTTTGATTTCTTCTGGGAGGTTGATTATCTTTTCCTTTCCGTTATCGCTAAAATTGGCGTTCACCTTGTAATCCTGGATCCTACATTTCTTGGATTTCCAATCGGTTACCAATATCCTATCGGCAAGTCCACATATCCCGTTCTCCACATCGGAAACCAAGGCTTCGGGTATAACATCCCCTACAAATCCCATCTTGCCATAGAGTTCAAAGAAACCGTCAACAATGTCCTTTATCGCAGGGTTCTTGATATTGAAGCACCTTGACCCGTCCTTTGGCTTTGTGTAATTTCTATACAGATCCTCAAATTCTAGTGCCTTGTGGACCCCGGTTCCGAAAGAAGCAGCTAAGTCCCTGCCAAGATCCCACGCCTTTTTGATGGTGTCCTTATCGACGTTCCATGCAGTTGAACAACGTTGTACCATAAAATCAGAATCGAAAGGGGTTAGATAGCGCTTAATATAGGTGGTGGCTCCCTGCAATATCCTTCCTTGATAGGTATAGGTGTGCGTTTCCTCGTTGAAGTTGATGATAACCCCTTCTTCATTGAATGACTTTACATCGTCGTCCATTTTTATCGCAACGAGGTCTTTTATCTCAAAGTTGCAGCTTACAAGGTTTCCGACTTCGTGCCTTTCAAACCTTTCGTCATTTTCTTCCTTTTTGTAGAAGTCAAGAACGACACCTCTTTTCGGGAAATAATCCCTTGGTACGTCATATAAATCCGTTCCTTTGCCTACATACCCGATTCTTTCGTTGTTGAAATGTACGGCTAGTGCCATATCATCATAACGGTTTTCAGGTTCATGTGATACTATCACCTCTGAACCCACTTCAATGCCTTCCGCTTTTGCTTGGCTGAACTCAGATCCTACAATTTTTGATTTTGCCATTATTTATTTGTTTTTATGTTTATGTGGTTTTTTACCTATCATTGCCCCAAAGATATATGGTGCATATCTTCCAAGTCCTATCCCTGTGAACTCGCTTAAATCCCAAATTAATTTTGCGATACATTTAATCACGATTGTACCGATTTGGAAAGTTCTTGAATCTTTTCAATGTTGGTCAAATAATAGATACAGGCATCTTTTTCTTCCTCTGTTAGGTCACGGTTCCTTGCGCTGTTGTTTAGACCTATCCTGTCCACTATTGATCCATGTCTTGGCCCATATCCATATTCACAATCACACTCTTGGTAATATCCTTCATATCTTTTATTTCCTATGAACTCTCTTTTTAGAGAATCTGGATTGTTGGCCATTCTTGAAATGGCACGATGGTGAATGTTCTTGCCTACGGGATTCCCTGAAACAATAAGAACCGATTCAGCCAATTGCAGCTTGTTCAAATCAATGTTTGAATCTATCGAAGTCCCCAGTTTTTCAAGTCTCTCCAACTCTCTTATTTGGGACAAGAGCACTTTCTCCTTTTTTTCGGTTTCCTGTCTAAAGATTGCAAGCTCTTTTCCCAAATCTGTTTTTTCTTTGATGATCTGACTAAGTGATTTCATGTTATTTGTTTTTAATATTAAAATTAATTTGGATTACCCGCTACATTACTAAGACGGTAAACCCTACATGGATAACTGTCTTTTTCTTCGGCAGCCATAAAATCCATGCCCATTTCAAAGACATCACCATTTTTATCTACCCAAAGCCAAGTCTCGCCGCCCCTAATCTTTTCAGGAAGTATGTTTGGGACACGGTTTACCCAATCCTGTTTGCTTTTAAGAGTGAACAACAACTCCCCGTTTACTGTTATTTTTTCCATCACTCAACGTTCCTTTCATAAATTCTTACATCGTACCTATTGCTGTTCCTTTGCAAATTTGTAAGGTAGAGTTCTATCCTGAAACCCCCCAAGTCCTCTATACCAAGAATCTTGTACAGTTCTTCCTTTGTGATTTCCTCCCCTTCCAATGTGGCACTAGAGAAGAAACCAAAATTAGTGTGTACCACTTCCAGTACTTGCCCTGGTTCTTGGTACATCATACCCGAGCAGTCAACATCGTACCCTTGTTGGCGCATTTCCATGAAAATTTCTTTACTTTGTCCCATTTGTTTTTAGTTTATGAAGTTTATATTCCGTTTGCGGTCTTATCACGGCAGGGAGAATGGCAATATATTCTTGCATAGTAATGTTACCATCCTTCAAGAATCCTGATAGGTATTCAAGCCCCGAATGTGAATACTTCAAGTCAACCACCCCTAAATCATTCCTGAAATTTATTTCTTTTTGACGGCAGAAGTTTATAAGCTTGGACTTGTAGTCCATGTCCTCTTCATCCGATATGCTAAGAATCACGTTTATCATTTTCAACTAGTTTTTTAAATTTCACAAGCCTATGATAATAAGCTGCCTTTACACCTCTTGAAGAGTTACTTAATAATGCCCTGTAATGGGAATCCACGAACTTCTTCCTGTCCACTATCCTAGTACATCCATCAAGCGCTAGTTCACCTTCTCCATAATCATTGCTGTCCACAAACGCCTTTAGGGTTTCCATCGTTTCTTTCACGTGTTCAACAAATCAGCGTTTTGGTAAATGTCGCCAACAACCTCCGATTGACATGCCAAATAATTGGTTAACGATTCAGATTGCCTGTCAGAATTAAAATGTACAACATAACACCCATAATAAGGTTCATGTGTTACAACACCAAAATCAAAGCCTTTTTCGTTTTCAAATAGATTTCTGCACTTCAATATGCTTCCGTTATATATTTCGAGGTTGTTTTGAGCGTTTAAAAATGTCCATTGAAGAAGCACAAACTCTTGTGGTCTTTCCTTCAAATGTTCTTCATGTACATGGTTGATATAGGTGAAGAAAGGTGGTTTCTTTGGATTGAACTTCCTTCCAGAAGTTATTTCCTCTACCGACCAATCGGGATTGTCAACGAATATCTCCAATGCCCCACCATAGCCTTTATTCCAGTTTATGCTTGATGGAACTACCATCTTTTGCTCCTTGATTAGCCAAGCCTTGTATTTAATTTCCATTTGTTATAGTTTTTTGTTGCCCCCATCGGAGTTGAACCGATAACTCCTTCTTTATGAGAGAAGTGCTTTACCAATTAAGCTAGAGGGCGATTTTTCCGTTAATTGTCCTTTGTCATTTTCATATACACCTCAATGGCCTTTTCCCTTTCTTCCTTTGGAAGCCTGTGCAATGCGTATTCGTAAGGATTCCCGAACTTGTTGAACCTTTTGTGCTTGGTCGTTCCAAGTTTGATTCCATGCTCGTGCCGAATTTCACTTATCCTCGCCCTAAACCCCTGCATATAGTCCAGATCAAAGAACGATACATAGCCCTGAACCAAAAGTGTGTACAATATCTCCTGTACGTTTGTCCTTGGCAAAGGGAAGCGTTCCCTCTTCTTTAAGAATTTCAATTCCCCCATGATGTTTTTGTTTAAGTCCCCCGAAGGGGGCATTGATACTTAGTCCCTGCTTTTCTCGTACATCTTGGCAAATGGATTATAGACCACTTGGCAATTGACCAAACAGTCCTCTTCCATTTTCAATGTAGTATGGTTCTTTGTGGTCAAAACCGATTTTCCTTCAACAAAAAACGCTTCCGTAACATCATCCATGTTGATAACATTCTTGGCGTTCTCCACATAATGACCTTCATCACTTGACGGAGCAACATTTACTTTTTTAACTACTGCTTCTTTTTTCATGATAATTATATATTTAAGATTAAAAATTAATATTCAAATGTTATTTTTTGGAAATATTCATCCCCGGAAATTGAAACCGTGTCGCTGCAATTTACCTTTTTTTTCTTCAAAAGATTGGTTCCTTGTTCGTCAAATACCGTGCTGAACCTCTCACCTTGGCGTTGAATATACTTGATGTTGTTCTTTAACTGTTTTGGCACACGGTACAATGAAGCAATCGCATCCTTAGCGTTGTTGTGTTTTGGATCAACGCCCAAGAAGAACATCCTATCCGTTGACGGACAATAACATCTTACATAAGCTACGCTTTCGTTGTTGATTTCACCTTTGAAAAGAGTGTAAACTCCAACGTTCATTCCTTTGGTTGTGCCTTCTAGATACTTCTCATCCTTTTTATCAACGTATGTATCTACTTCTTTTAAATCTTTGCTGAAAAACCTAAATACGTGTTCTTCGCCAAACCTTTCCTGCATCAATGCAATGATTGCTGATTTCACATCCTCGTTTTTCTCTTTGAAAAAATCCTCTGTTGTTAATTTTCCATCAACAACCTTCTTGAACATTTCATTGGTTATGTGCCTTCCATTCACCAAATACTGTTCCCATCCGTCACGCCAAACAACTGCTGGGCCATTGACATTGTGAAGTTGGTTTCTTTGGTTCTGTTTCACTTTTGGGATTTCACAGATGATGCACAGGCCATCAAAAACATACAGTTCATAAATACCTGTCTGCAACAATCTCTTGTAATTGTCAAAATCCTTGAAATTGTAAGTTGTGAAATGATTTGTTTGCTGTATAAAATCATAGAAAGCAGCAAAGCCATACGCCCCGATGCCTGTGTAATAATATTCTGAACTCTCAAAAGTTTCCCTAAGGTTGGCCCTAAGGTTGGCCCTAAGGTTGTCCCAAAGGTTGTCCCAAAGGTTGGCCCTAAGGTTGGCCCTAAGGTTGGCCCAAAGGTTGGCCCTAAGGTTGTCCCTAAGGTTGTCCCTAAGGTTGTCCCTAAGGTTGTCCCTAAGGTTGGCCCTAAGGTTGTCCCAAAGGTTGTCCCAAAGGTTGGCCCTAAGGTTGGCCCTAAGGTTGTCCCTAAGG